TGCTATATATGTAAGTGATTCCATCGAAAATGGTGTAAAGAATATGCGTAAAAACTTGGAATACAGATGGGAAAATTCTGAGTTCCTGAGAAAGTACATACCTAAGACGAGGTTCACAGATGTCAGATATGAGTTTGAAAACATTGCAGGAAAGAAACTCATCGTTAAAGGATACGGTGCGAAAAGTATAAGCTTAGATTATAATCTATATAAAGATGATGGAATAGTATCTGTCAAAGACTGTAGAGTTGGAGATATGATATTCGGACCAGATGGGAATCTTCACCCGATTACAGCGAAGTCAGAGGTATTCAACAAGCCCATGAGAAAACTCATATTTAAAGATGGAAGAGAATTGAAAGTTTCACTCGATCATATAAATTCATTTCATACAGTACATGGTAGAGAAGACATAATTACATCGGAATTACTAAAAAGGTTTGGTTCAGAGAGATTCAGATTGAAGAACACAGAAGCCATGGAGTATAGTCATAAAGATTTTAAAGTTGACCCATATACACTAGGTGTACTCCTCGGTGATGGTACAATGCCATATGGGGAAGCAGTAAGAGTAATGGGTGAAGTAAGTGATATCAATCATTATCTCACAAAAATACCATATGATTTAGGAAAAGTTGAGAATAAGGTTACAAAAAACGGAACAAGAGTAAAGAGATTTACTATTGTAAGAATATACAAAAAACTAGAAGAACTCAATATAAGAGGGCTAAAAAAGCAAGACAAGGTGTGCCCAGGAGAGTATTTGTTTGGTTCAATAGAACAAAGGATTGAGCTACTGAGGGGACTCATGGACACAGATGGTTCATCATACACATATCATTCTGAGTTCACCAATATATCCCAACATTTAGTTAATATCGTAAAATCTTTAGTGTGGAGTCTTGGCGGTTCCGTTTCTGAATATTGTTATAGAAACAGAGATGGAAATAGACACGACCTGTATAAATTAAATATACGAATACAAATCAATCCATTCTCTTTGCCTAGGAAAGCAGATAAATGGAATTCACCTAAAGACATTACGCAATATACGGAACTGGTTTCCATTGAAGAGATAGAGCAAGAACCAAGTCAATGTATTGCAATAGGTAGCGATGACCACCTTTATCTTGCAGGTGAATACGTAATAACACACAATACAGGTGTCCGTGGAGCTAAGGAAATGGGAAAAAGAGTTGACCTTGCTCTCCTCGATGACCTCATGTCAGATGAAGATGCGAGATCGGCTACGATTATTGCTAGTATCGAAGATACCGTTTATAAGGCGATAGATTATGCACTCCACCCTGAAAAATCAAAAACAATCTGGAATGGGACTCCCTTCAACCAAAATGACCCTCTATACAAAGCTATTGAATCAGGAGCCTGGAATGTCTCGGTATACCCGGTATGTGAACACTTTGATGACAATACTACCAGAGAGACATTTAAAGGTGCTTGGTCTGACAGACACACCTATGACTACGTTAGAAGACAATATGATAAAGCGAAGAAAGCAGGTAAGATAGACTCCTTCATGCAAGAGCTTATGTTGAGAATTACCTCAGATGAAGATAGATTGGTTCGGGACGTTGACATGAAGAAGTGGTTTGACACTGAAGATGTTATGAACAATGAAGGCAATTACAACTTCTATATTACGACTGACTTTGCAACCTCTGAAAAAGCAAGAGCTGACTACAGCGTGATCTCTGTCTGGGCGTATAACAGTAATGAAGAGTGGATGCTTATAGATGGTGAGTGTGGAAGAAACCTTATGGACAAGAACATAGACTTGATGTTTGATTTCATCGTGAAGTATAATGTTGGTTCTGTGGGCATAGAAGTCACTGGACAGCAAGGAGCTTTTGTTACGTGGATCAAGAAGGAGATGCACAGAAGGAATACATATTTCACTATAGTTGAAATAAGACCAACGGTTGACAAGCTCAAAAGATTCCATACCGTGGTTCCTTGGTTTAGAACAGGGAAGATCTGGTTTAACAAGGACTTGCTCGGAACCACCCTTATGACAGAGGCTATAAATGAGCTTGAAAGAGCTACAGTTTCTGGATTTAAAAGTAGACATGATGACTTCTTAGATACAGTATCTTCATTGGCAGAGATGAAGCCTTGGAAACCTCAGCATTACAATAAACTCTCTGGTTCAAGTAAGTGGGATGACCCTTACTTTGAAGAGATAGAGGATGAGCCTTTGGGTATTGGTTCATACATAGTGTAAATATGATACTATTGTATCAAAACATAAAGGAAAGCTATGAGGTTAAAAGAAGTATATAACATACTAAAAGACACAGAGCTAAAACAGATTGTTCTCGGAGAAGATGAGAACTCTGTTATTGGCTTTTTGAATCTTGCACTTATAGAAGTGTATGGCAAATTCGCCATACTGCAAGAAGAACAAGTTTTAACTATGAAAGAGAACAAAACCAGATATCGTCTCCGTGATGATTCGCAGAAAGTATTGCAAGCCTATATGAGGGATTTGTCGAAGAATCCACTAAATGGAGATGATGCTTTTATTGAAATAGGGATAAATGACATTAATGATGATGAATCTATTTTTACACCGCAGCCTTATGTTATTCATGTTCCAAATCCTGCAGTGGGAAGGGTTTATTCTATTCTTCAGATTATTACTCCACCGTACATAACTAAAGAAAATATAGACAGTATAGACTTTATTATTCCTCCTCAATACTTAAGTGCTATACTGAGCTATGCAGCATACAGAGCATATAAGTCCATGAACGGAGATGAGCGGACAGAGATCAGTTCTCATTATAGAGCATATAATGAAGCATGTAAAGAGGTATTAAGGCAGGGGCTAGCTAACTATTCAATTACGACAAATACAAAAATGATAAAGAGAGGATTTGAATCATGCCATTCACTCCATCGGTAGGACTAGATCAGAATCAGGATGGGACATTTATTGATAGGTATTGGGGAAGAATCCCTAAATTTACTCATAGAGTTCCAGAGCAGAATATTTGTGAAGCAAATGAAGATTATATTACGCTAATTGGGTTATTCATTGATGGTGAAGTAAGTCAGAAAAATATTTCAAAAGAGCTATATAGGGAAGTTTATGACTTTGTAGACAAAATGTGTAATCCTTGTATTATGAATGAAGAAGATCAAGCACTAATGAGAGCATATGATGGGCTAGATGCTTGTCCGGACAGTAGATGTGATTTTGATTGTGACGAAATCCTTTGTTGTAATGAATTACTTTCATGTGAGTGTGATGAGGCGTGTGCTATTCCTACAGTAGTTCCCCCAACAAATGTTTAAAAAAAAAGGAAAACTAAATGCTAAGTTGTGATGCACAAAACAGAATACATCTAAAAGATATAATTAATTCTGTAAATAAAAATACTACAGATGTGATCTCTCTTCAGACTGAAACATCAGACAATGCTACAAATATAGCCTTGAATGAATCAAAAAATGATGACCAAGATTGGAGGCTAAATGCAATAGATGGAATTATTGCCTCAGATACTTCTGCAGCAGATATTGCAGCCCTGGATCTCAGGGTTACAGACAATGAATCAGATATTCAGACAAACGCAACAAATCTTTCTGGAGCAATATTAGATATATCTTCAAATACTTCTGCTATTGGAGTTACAAACGCGGATGTTGCAAACACATTAAGTATTGCAAATGCGAATAGTGGAGATATATCAGATCTTGAAATAAGAGTTTCTACCAATGAGGGCGATATACTCACGAACCTTACATCAATAATAACGAATGCCTCATCTATTCAAGATAATGCTACAAATATTAATAGTAACTCTACAGATATAACAACAAATAAAACTCAAGTGGATGGAGAGATTTCAGCTATCAATACGGAGCTAGCTACCCTTTCAACTGCTACTGCAGATATTGCACAAAATGCTGCAGACATTGCTTCAAATGATGCAGATATTTTGAGTATAGGTGGGGATGTTACTACTAACACTTCAGATATTGCTTCAAACTTGATATTGATTAACAGCAATATCACAAGCATTACTACAAACGAAGGCAGGCTAGATGGGCATGATACTCTTCTAGGAGGAAATACAACAGATATAGCAACAAACACTTCGGCTATAGCAAACAACGTTACAAATATTACTTCAAACGCAGACAGTATTACATTAAATACTCAAGATATAACCACGAATGCTTTGGATATAGGGAATGCAGAATCCGACATTGCAGTAAACGTTTTGGCTATTGCAGATGGTGTTGCTGATTTGGGATTACTTGATGACAGAGTGGTGGTTCTGGAAGCATTAGATTTCACAGATGTGCTAAGAGATGCAGACACAGTGTCTCCTGTTTCTGCTGTAAATCTATTGGCAACGCAAGCAGATATAATTAGTCCCGAAGACATAATGACTGACATTAGCCCAACAAACTTACTTGTTACTCAGGCAGATACTTTTACTACTGCAGATGTCCTTACTCCCGTTTCTCCAACAAATCTTCTAATAACACAATCAGATATCCCTTCCATTAAAAAATGTTTCATTGGAAGCGTTGAATTTGCAACTGGAGTAGGAGGAGGAAGCAGTGAGTCAGGGGTATGGAGAGAAAGAAAAATAAATGTTATTCATTCAAACACTCTAGGCGTTACAATAGTAGGAGAAAGGATGGAAGTTCCTATAGGCAATTATTATATTGAAGCTAATTGTTCAGCAACAGGAGCTATTCATCAGTCGAGACTTTATGACTATACAGCAGGAGCAGAACTTATTCTTGGAACAGTAGAATCAACAACAGCCTCAACCGCTTCTCTTATTTGTGGAAGAATAGTTATAAATGTAATTTCAGCCTTGGCTTTAGAAACCATTGTAGACACAACAGTAGCAGACAGTGGCTTTGGGCTTCCTTCTCCTTTTGGAGTTGGGGTCTTTGTTAAAATTAAAATAGTGGAGGTGTAAGATGGATCCAATTGCCGTAATGTGTGATGAGGACAATAAGGTTAAAGTTTCTGTAATGATTGGGGCTATAGAACAAAACAGAGCTAACAATATTATTAACTCTGACAGGCTAGACGATCACGATGTGAGGCTAGGAGGGATTGATTCTTTGCTTCCGGGCATTTCATTGAATGCATCGGCTATTTCTCAAAATGAAAATGATATTGCTTCTAATGTTACAGAGATTAACCAGAATAGATCCACCATCGCAGCAAATAGAGTAGATATCGATATAAATAGATTGGGAGTTATTAATAATGATTCTGATATTGCAGGGATTAGGGCAGATATCTTAAATAATAGTTCTGATATAGCAAACAATATAAATAGTATAAATGCAAATACTGGAAATATAAATACAAATACTGGAAAAATAGCTAGTAATTTATCAAAGATAAATACCAATATAGCAAATATAGGAGCAAACACTGCGGAAATAAATACAAACAAAAATAATATACTTGCTGCAGGAGGAAGGATAGATACAAACATTGTAAATATTTCCAATAACTATAACAACATTACAAACAATAGAGCAGATATCGCAACAGGAGCAGCAAGGATAGATACAAATGTGTCAAACATTGATTCTAACCTATCCAAGATAAATACAAATGTTACAAATATTTCAAACAACGCTACAGGAATATCAAATAATGCCGGAAACATATCATCAAATACTACAAAGATAGGGACGAACACAACGAATATTTCGACAAATACAGCGGCAATAGCCGCAATGACGAATATACAAACAAGAAGAGATGGAAACACATTGTATTTAACTGATGACGGTACTACTCCATAAGGAAATGAAATGGCTATAAAAACTTTTGTAAATGGAATAGGTATGGATGAGATTTATCATAATGGTTCTCGTCTTGATGAGATGTATATGAATGGGGTAATCGTACATAAAAGAATGCTAGAATTGATTATTCCTCAGCAATCCGGGGTGCTCAATCTAAGAACTTTTATAGACAGCAATAATCCTACCAGTGCAAGTGCGATCACAGTCGTAAATAATTTAACTCAACCTTCTATAAGAACAGGTGATTTTTCAGGACTTAATGTTACCTTTGTCAATAATGGAGAGATACAGGGACTGTATAGTGGTAGTACCGCACTATGGATAGAATCAACTGTAACCTTAACAAACAATGGATCAATTAAGGGTTCAGGTGGAGATGGCGGAAAAGGAGGTGACGGAGGCAATGGAGAACATGGAGCAGATGGACAACCAAAAACCATAACATATACCGTTGATGATACTCAAAGTAATGGGGACTTCATGGGAGGTTCTTTTGGCACTGATGTAGGAGAAACATTAACTTTTGACAATGATGCCATTCCTGGAATAAGTGCTTATGTTCATTCAAAGGATGCACAGTTAGTTATAGTTAAATTTACTGGCCCATGTGGTCAAGTTATTTTTGGAGCAGTTGCTGATGCCCAAGGAGTAGCAAATTTAAATATGACAGGAGCAACAAGCGGTGGAGACTGGACAACCCCAGTAGAACCAACTGCTTCTGATTTCTGTGGAGTACTTCCTACCTCATTAATGGATGATGCTAACGGAGGAATTGATGTTTACTTCCCTTCAGGAACCTGGAAGACTGGAGAGTCAACAGAGAGTCATGTTATAGATGGAGGCTCTGGTGGAGCAGCAGGAGCAGGAGGCTCTGGTGGATCAGGAGGAAGTGGAGTAACATTTACAAACAGTGACACTTCTTCTTCTCTTGGCTCTGCTGGGACTGCTGGAGGTATTGGTTCTACCAATACCTATACTGATCCCAATGGAGTGATTCATAATGGGAATACAGGAGCTTCTGGAGGAGATGGTGGAACTGGTGGAGTCGGTGGAACTGGTGGAAATTGGGGATCTAATGGAGAGACTGGAGCCGTTGGTGAGACTGGAGAGGGAGTGAATGGAGTAACTGGAACAGCAGGGTCTGCAGGATCAACTGCAGGAAAATCAATAGTAGGAACGTCATTCTTGACCGCAGGGTCTTCAGTAGGAACATTGAGTGGTGCTACACAAGCATAAAAGGAAAGTAATGGGTTTTGCAAAAGACATACAGGATTTACAACCGAAAATTAAAATGCTTATGGAAGCATCAAAAAAGATAACCCCTGAACTGGTAATGAATGTAAATAAGGCAACAGAATTAGATATAAATGAACTAAGAGCTGCTGTAAAGATGACACAGTTGCTTAGTACATGTGGAGAAAAACTAGAAGCAGTAAGCAATCATATACCTGAGATAAAGACAGTCGCAAGGATGAGTGATGTTCTTGAGAAAGTCGAGTCTATGGAGAACAATATTGAACATGTACTTCAGCACTCTACTTCTATTCATAAGGCAGTAGAGATGAAGTCCTATGTTAAAGATCTTCTACTAAACAAAGAGTATTTCATTAAAGCAATTGATATGAGAGAAGAACTGAGGTTGGTTCTGAAACTTGAAGAGAAGATGGATGCCATACTTGCTATAGAGAGTAGACTAGATGATAAACTAAAAGAGATGAAGGAGCTTGAAATACAAGCCTCAAAC